GCTAAAAAAACACGATCTGAGCGTGCGCCCTTGCGTAGGTTGCAGGCAGCACAAAGCACTCGTAAATTTTCTAATGAATGATCGCCGCCATTGACACGCGGGATTATGTGATCGATGTGAAGCTCACCCTCATCTGTGCCACACAATGCACAAATGCGACCATCTCGATCGAATACTCGTTGTTTGTGTACTCTGTATCTTCGATGGTTGATGTTATCTAATGCCAACCTGTAGCCTTCCAATGTGCATAAGCCTTGCAAGGCGTGGAGTATCTTTGCTTAATATAGCGCAAGCCCCACTCTACTTGCTGTATTGGTGTAGCTGTGCGTAACCACTTAGATCTACCTTGTGGTATGCCTGCATGACTACCATTGATTGCTTTAGGATTCCATGCACTTTCTTTACCATATAGAGCTGCTATGCATTTGTATTGTTTAACATCTCCTAATGAGTAATATGCATATTGTTTAGGAGTCATAGATATATCTTCTAGATTTGTAGAACCTGCTAAAGGCATAAAGCATAGAGCTATCCCAATACCTGCTAGCACCCCCCGCGCCATCCGCTTAAGCGGCGCAGGGTGAGCCTTTGAGAGGCTCTGCTGTGTCAGGGTACCAGAGGCTCCTAGTACATTTATATAAGTGCTGGTCAAACGGCGTGTCGGTTTCATAATGTCTCCTTATAGTTACCCTGTGGATAACTTCTGTGGATAACTATTTATCGGTTGAATAGAAGCCCTTGCCCTTGAAGTGAATAGCAGCTGTGCTTATAGTCTTAACCATTGGCTCATTACAGTAAGTGCATGGCACTACTGGTCGATCGTGCCATCCGTGATAGATCTCTTGACTAAGATTGCAGTCTGGGCATCGGTAGTCATAGGCTGGCAAGTTAAGCACCTCTGTATCATGTAAGAACCACAAGCTGTGCAGCGGTCAATGTCTGCCTCTGTAGGTTCGCTAGTAAGATGACCGTATTTTAATATGAGTAGTGGCAATAGATCGGCTAATCGGATGATGCAGGCATATTCCGCTGCATCTTCTCCCTGTCCATTTAGCCGTATGACTCCGAATCCCAATTCCCCCGAAGTGGATATCCGAGCCTTTAATTGCTTCAAGTACGCAAGCGGTTGAAATCCAGCGCGGGCTTTGACTTCAACATCAAACGGTACATTAACAATATCCTTGCCACTACCCCTTCCCACACATGCGCCTGCCCACTGAGTCGATAGGTACTCAGCTACTAAACGCTCTGTGCGAAAACCTCTGTGCTTTCGTGCTTGACTAGCCATTAACTGCTTTGCATTTAGCACACTGCCAAGTAACAATACCATTGACAGAATCAGATGAAATGCTCTCTAGATCTCTTATCTGCACTGGCTCATTGCATAACTGACATGCAACAAATGCTGACATAAGATCAAGCCATTCACCATTTATCTTAATTCCAATGCTTCCCATTTTACACCTTTGCTTTCTGTGGATGCCATTTTCCATCTGATCCCATGTTGTACCAAGCAGGCGGGCAGTCTGACTTGACTCCACCCGCATTCATCTGAGCGCATTGATATCCGCCCCATGCACGACCATTCTTCTCACCATCACGCCATCTCATGTGTCCATGCTTGCAACTTGGTACTTCTTGTGCTTCACCTGTACCAATAATTGCAGCTACATTCTCTAATGCTTTCTCCAGAGTTTGTGGTGCATTAACCACCTTCATATATTGATTGACTGGAGTAGTCCAGTAATCCTGTTCTTGCTCTGGTACAAAATCTTGTACAACTGGCTTAATAGCGCGAGGCGTTACTACCTTGCTCATTTCTTCTCGGCTAGGGCGTTTTCCTTTAGCCGCATAACCTGCATTTGCAAGTGCTCTGCCGATCGCTGAAGTCTCGCAATTCTCCAATGCTGAAGTCGAATTAACACCTCGATCAGTAATCTTCTCCTCAGCGTACCCTGTTGCCCACGCAACGCTGTCGCTAGAAGTCTTAAATAGATACGCCTTGACGATGTATCGATCCCTTTCGACCACTTCCAACTCAGTTGCAATGCGAAAATCATTATGTTCTTTAATAAACTTCTCAAGTCTCACCTCGACTGTCTCGTAATCGGCTAAATTAAACATAGAGTTCATTCTCCTCTGTGGCCAGTTGCCCAGCTAGTGCGCCATAGCTGCATAGATCTACCCAATTATCTATGTGCTGTGCTGATTGATTAGTCCTAGCAAGTTTAACTAAGACCATGATCCCTGCTACTTGATAATCGTGAATCGGCATTTGAAGGTAGGCACTGAGCAACATGGCTGTGTGTTCTAGGTTATCGGCAGGATGACCATAGGTAAGCCCACGATTCCGAATAGTGTCGGTGGCTGATAGTAGAATCTCATTGGCTTTCATTCTTGCCAAAATCCTTGACGATTTAGATTGCGACCGCGTCTATAACCCTCGCGCCTGCCATCCTTGAAGCCTTGCCAATACCAGATAAAGTTAGTAGCTAAGAATAAGCCAATGATGCCTATAATCGTTATTGAGTTAATCATTACTTTACCGCCCTTAGTTTAGGATAATGTCCATTCCACTCTACAAAATATTCTAATGTGACTGCGCTCTTGTATTCATTGCAATCAACACAAACACCTGAGATGGTCATATCAAAGCCGCAATAAAGGCAGTACCAGTTCTGAACCGCATCTACGCCATAGATCTCAATAGTAGCCATTATGCAACCGCCATCTCGTACATATCGAAATTAGTCAGAAGAATGTAAGACTCCATATTGTCATCGTATGACTCCTCGAAAGCATGATCGTTATCTTCTAGGAATGTACGAGCTAAGATTAAACTAGCTGCTGAATCTACCCAGTAGCAGACAGCCCAATCAAAAGAAACCTTATCTAGAAAGCGATCTGCCTGTACTTCCCAGTCATTACCTTTCCATCCCATTGCCGTATCTGTTAGTGCATCAAAATCTTTTGCTGTGATCTTCATTTTTGTACCTATCTGTAGCGATGCCCTTGATCGCTTACAGAATTAGAGTCTCACGCCTGTATGACATGGTCAAGCATATTTTGATAACGAAACGATAACGATTTCTAGGCGTAGAGCTTGCCGTAAAGGGTAAATGATCCATCCTTGTTGATAGGCACAAGCATAGGAGAAACACGATCTCCATGCGTCTCAATCACTGCCACGCTCATCTGCCAATTAGCACTGCCAGCCTTAAGATAAGAGGCTTTTTTCTTGTCCATGACATTCCCAGCCTCTAAGCCCCACAAAGTCCTGTATGAGGCTCCTATACCCTCTGTAAAGGCACTAATGCCTGCTCTGTGCGTGTGACCACAGACTACAGATTTACCAAACTTCTTAGCCAAACCTAGAGCTGTAAGACCGGCATTGGTGTTCATCGATCCTTCGTCACCATGTACTAAGACCCAACCTCTGTGAAATTCGTAGGGCTTTTTGTGGAAACGAATCCCCAAGTCATTGAAGCCCATAAAGTTGGAGTAGTCGAGTTCTGGAAGTCCGATGAGGCTAGGAGCTCCTCTAACGAGAGTGTGATATAGACGATCGGTGTGGTTAGATCGAGTGATATCCGTTGTGCCAAGATCCCAGAGAATGTTTTGAGCCAGATTTCTGTCTGCATCTAATTGCCCTTCGTATTCTAGGTGAGTGCCCTTAGCCCACTTAGATTGGGATTGCATATCAAGCTCATCGCCTGTGTTTAAGACAAGGTCAAACTTCTCACGCTTTACTAACTTAATTAGATTCTTTACTGCTTGCTCATGGTGATAGGGGATCTGTAAATCACTAATGACCAGATACCTTTTCTTCTGGCTGCTAGTCATCATCCTCATCTTCGTAATCGCCTAACTTCTCAGGCGGAATTCCATCTGGCAAAATCCAATGAGGATAAGCCTGTGGCTCAGTAATCATGTACATGGCAATATCTTCTGCAAATCCTGCTCGCTTTAGAGAACTAAAATACTCATAAAGCCCAATGCAGTAAGCATCTAGCTTTGAGTAGCCTTGCTCCTCTAATGCCTTAGTCGCTTTTCTTGCCATGACAAAATTATCGCTCTAGAAGTATGTTGTAGATCTCATCGACACGCGAATTAAGTCGCTTGATTTCAGAGAGCAGATGAGTAATGACATAGCCTGAAAGACCACCGATGATGCCGATGGTTGCTATGTAAAGAGTAAAGAAATCCTGTTGAGTCACTACTCGACCATCCCATAAGAATCGTCCTTAGGATTGAGCCATCTTAAAACAGGTGGCAAAATCGATGCAATGCCTGCATAGGCTAAAGCCTTAGGATCAGTCACGCCCGATGCCGCAAGTGTGAGTACAGCCGCAAGGAAGGCTCTTACCCAAGATCCTGACATTTTCTTTAGTTCTCTCATTATCTCCGCCTAACATAGGTATCTGAAAAAAAGCACTATCTTCGTCAGCCTTTTTCGTAAAGCTGACATGAGCGTGCTTGATGTGTTTGTTAGCCCCTGTGTATTTTCGCCATTTCCATCCGAGAATTGGAGAAGCAATCCTTCCGTTAAAGATGACATAGGCAATCCGCTTTTTTCCATCATGCTTTGCAAAGACTCGAATCTCATCTGCAAGATCGGGCATGATTTCGGGTTTTGACTTTCCCGATAGATCAGCGTCAATGTCGATGGCACGAACCCAGCCTTTGTCAGGGATATGATCAGAAGGCTTCCCAGAACGCATGTGCCGTACATCTGCGATCCAACCGTCAGACGCACGGTCACGCTCTGGGAAGGTATCATTGATCTGTTCCCTTAGCTGATTCGCGGCTTTTGATAACTTAGGTTTCATGACAGAAGCAGTGAGGCCTCATCCTGAGTGATTCCTAATTTCTCTAGCAATGCAGCCTTTTCAGCAGCTTTTGCTGCAAATGCTTCCCTTGCTGCTGTCGCTTCTGCAATGTCTTTATCCCATTGCTTCAATTCTTCAGCGTTCATTTCTCTTACGACTTCTTCGCCTGTTTCTGCATTGACGAGTTTAATCATTGGCTTAGTCATTAATTCACTCCGTAAATGTAAATTGTGCCTGAAGGTGTTCCTGCTGTTGGAATCCATAATGTAATACTGTCAATAGCAGCTGGCGTAGCAAAAATGCAACCTTGACCATAAACATTTAGCAGCGCACCCGCTGTGGATTCATAAATTGTATTTATATCAACAATTTTTCTTGTTGATGTATTTGTGTAATCGTTTATGCGAAAGCGTGTAAAATTGTTTTTATCACTAGCTGCTGCATTAGTTCCAGGCGTTGTTAATTTGATTACGGTTGAGGCTGCTGAAGCATAACCTGTTGAAGCAGGACCTGTTGTTGTTGAGGAAGTTGTTCCTGTTAGGTATGAACTGCTCGTTACACCATTTAATCTTAAATTGACATCATCTGTAGTAGTTGAAAACCAATCAACAACCCACACTTCAAGATTTTTATATCCTGTCGGGATTGAAGAAATAGTCTGAGAAGCTGTAGTCCATGAAGTAGTGCTTAAAAGAGTCATAGAACCTGAGGCTGCACTTGCTCCTGAGTATCGTTGCCATATTGCTACACCTGTAGAAGTAAAATACAAAACCCCTGAGTCGTATTGAGCAAGAGCCAACGATGCAACAGTGCTAACTGTTGCCGTACCAGCTGTAATCGTGCAAGTGCCTGCACCAATGTTTGTAATGTAAAGAGTGTCACCTGCTGCAAAAACACCAGTATTTACAGTGATGGTAGTTGCACTAGCATTGCTCATAGTAATGCGAGTACCTGCATCTGCTGCTACTAAGGTGTAACTGGCTACTTTTGCACTTACTGTTTGATTGTAGTCATTAGCCTGCAATGTAGTCATTTGAGCAGCCGTTAAGACCTGCCCTGTGGTATAGGTCTGTTTTGCCATTGATCTTCTCCTTAGTAACTGAAAGTGCTAGTGTCTAGAATACCGTATAATGCCGAATCCAAGATGAAACCATCGATTATAGGCTCTGCCGTGCCATATTTAACTTTCCAAGAACTTGGCGTAATTTGATGAGCTATGTTAAAGACCTGCTCGGTCTTAGACAATGTTGTTGAATTTGGCTGCGTAGTGGTCACGCTGACTGGAGTAAAAAAGTCAATAGACAGGGCAGCTATAGTGCCAGCAGTGTAGTTATCCTGTTGTAGGTCTAGGGTTAATTCATCGACTCTGACTGTCGTATCTTTGCGAGAGGCAACAAAAGCCGTGGCATAATCTAAGGCTTCTGAATCTGTTTCCATGAGCAAGCCAGATTGGTTATAGCTGTGGGTAAAGAATTTAGCTATTGAGGCTGCATCTGAGGCAGTCTGCACTGCACCGCCTGTACGAGTTACAGTTGCAAGGTTATAGATCTGGGTATCGTCAAAAACCCATTTAACATCAAAGTAACCAATGGCTGTGCCATCGTCCTTAAACACGACTGGAGTGCCGCCAATTGATGAGACAGTGACCGTTCTATCTTGAAAGGTACAGCGACCTGTGGCATCCATATAAATTGCCCCATATTCAGTGGTGGCAACAGTAGTAAGAGCAGCTAACGCTGTTCTTTGAGTAGCTGGATCTGCTTGGCAGTTTGTAAGTCCTGTGTCAATGTCGCGTAGTGCAGCAGGCCAACCAATTGTGTCTAGGATCTTGCCAATACGAGTACCAGTTTTTTCGCCTGCAACTGCCCCAGTAACACCAAAGAATTGTGCGTTTTGGAATAAGCGAAATCCATCTACCGCGCTAACTGTCGTATAGACAATATCGCCATCAAATTTAGGCGTAGTAGTATCCCAAGCAGTTATATATCCAGCAAAGATAGGATAAGTTACTCCTAAGTAGGTTGCAGTAATAGTAATCTTGCGCATTGGGTTGAGGTAAGAATAATATGGTGACGCTGGGTTTTGACTGTTAAAATTTCCATTTTGATCTAAAATACGAATTGAGGCTGTGCCAGTCTGGAATTGCTCGGATGAGACATTGCGGCCTCTATTAGTCACTACACTATCTAAAAGACTTGATACATCGACTATAAGGTTTGCAGGGGCATCGGACAGAACATCTGCGCCATCTAATTCAGATGAATCTAAAATGAAAGGGTAGCCAAAAGAAGCCCCAGTACTAAAGTCAATGATTACATTGATGACTGGTCTGGTCACAAAGATCCAGCCTGAGTGAGTGCGTCACCTCTACGATTCAATCTGATAAGTGAATCTTGAATTAAATTAGTTAGTTCATCTGGATTAGCAATCGTGTTAGCTTGGATGGTGATGTTTATATCACGGGCTCCGACTGCTCCAGAACTAAATACAGAGCCACCTTCTGCTGCTCGAAAAGTACCAGCGTTGAATGGACTCATAGCTCCATTAGCGAAAGAATTGACTAATGCGTTGAACGCGCTTGCATCCTCAACGGATTGGAATGTCTGTGGCTTGCCATCAACCAATTGTGTAAATTCTTTACCATTTTTACCTATAACTGAAACTATCCCGCCTAGTGCTGCCGTAGCCGCGTTGATCTGTGCTGTAGTTCTGGGAGCAGTAGTCGGTGAAATAGAATTAGGTGTTTGAGCAAAAAGTTTCTTAGGATCAAACTTGTCTAAAAGATCAAGCATTTCTTTGATTTTCTTTAAAGCCTCATCTAAGTTCTTTTGGTCAATTAGATCTTTGGGAGCAAGTTCTTCAAGAATTGATTTAATAGCAATCATCTTAGTTTCTTGATTTGTTAAAGCATTGAGAATACCAAGATCTTTATTAAGTTTTGCTGTTGCAGCAATAATGGCTGCCTCATCCTTAGAAGCAATTGCATCTTCTAACGCAAGGATTGAACGCTTTACATTTAGTCGCGCAGTATCATTAGCAATCTGTAAGAGCTGAGAGCCTTCAGTAGCCTTGCCCAACAACTGCTGCTGATTAGTAAGAGCTGCTGCAAGCTGGATCTTGTCTAGATCAAAAACATCTGTAGCCTTGCTCAGCAAAAGGTTAGCATTATCAATCGCAATGCCTAGTTTCTTATCCTTTAGGATCTTAGCCTGTGCTGCTGCCTGCTCTTTTGTGAGCTTTGTAACCTTAGTCTGAGTCTTTAGAACAGCATTATTAACCTGTCCTGAGACTGTCATTGAGATGTTGCCCATGCCTTTAGGAATTACGCCCTTGCGGAATGACTGTTCGTCTAGACGCTTATTAAGATCACCAAGCAAAAATAGGATTCCTGCAATGGCAGTAGTGACAGGCAAAAAGGCTGCTGCCGCTGCAATACCTACTGCAACAAGGACTGGCTTTAACTTGCCTAGTTTGTCAATTAACAGACCGACATTCTTCAAAGTATCGGCAATACCTGTTGCTAACTTATCAATATTATCTATACCAGCAGAAGCACTGCCACCAGACAAAGCTGAGATACCATCGAACAAGCCTTTGCCAATAGTCTCTTTGGCGTTATTGGCTGCAATGGTAAGTTTGTCTAATTGCCCAGCAAAAGTTTCCGCTGCTGCTGTTGCTTGTCCTGCGAATAATGTTGTTAGGCGTTGCTGGATATCTTCAAAGGATGAGGATGTAAGTTCTGCTTTGCTGAGACCTACACCTAATCGACCAAGTGCCTGTGTCTGCCCCAAGAAAGCCTTTTGCAGGCTTTGTGAGACTTGAGTAACTGATTTGCCCGTGCCAGCTGCAATATCCAGCGCAAGGTTAAGTAGTTCCTGTGACTTAGTAACATCGCCTGTAGCACGAAGCAATCTGTCCATTGCTGGACGAAGCTCATCATCGAGAACGCCTGTCTGGGCTTCAAGACGAGAAATGTAGCCATTTACTGTACCGATGTTGCTGCCATAGGCGAGGTTCAAGTTCTTTAGTGTTTGACCTAATGAAGTTGCTGCTTTGTCATCTTCTGCAAAAGCTTTGACAGAAGCACGACCAAAAGCAAGAACCGCTGCTGTGCCGAATGTACGAGTAAGAGTCTTACCTAGATTCTGAGTGCCTCTATTTAATTGAGAAACAGCTGTGTCGGCTTTTTTGAATGCAGGCTTGCCAGTAAATTGCGCGGCAATGTCAATGACAATATTGCTCATGCTGATTCCCTCACACTGGTCACTGTTGAACGCTTGTTCAAGTTAATTCTTGCTGTCTCAATAGCCTTGAAGATTGCTGCTGTTTGTTTTCCTTCATCTTGATCCCAAGCACGAAAGATCACTCGTCCACGCATGTCTTGTCCATCGCGCTTGCGACCATAAAGCGCACCCTGCTGCACGAACCTAGCACCTGCGTCTGGATTGTTTGACTTGCTTCTTGGATCACCATTAGGGTTCTTACGACCAGCAGTCTCATAGATTGCACCAGCTGCTGAATTATTACGAACGCGAAATAGGGATCTAAAACCTCTAGAGTTTGGCTTTCCATATCCTGTGCGATAGACAATGCCACGCTTTATGGCTGTTGCATCGTAACGCGGGAACGGACGAACTCGACCAGATGTATTGAATATCTTAGGCTGAGTTGAAGAAACTCTATCCCAGTTGTAAAGATTAGATGGTGCAGAACTGGGAACAAAGCCTCTAGCAGATTTCTGAATTACTTTAAGAGAAGAAGTGATCTCTTTAGTTAATTCTTTAGCCAAGTCTGGAGCAAATTGATTAAGAGCTTTACGGAGTTCGATGACGCCCTTTACTGCGACTGGCATCTTTAATCTCCTTCGCTTCATCCTTTAGACCTTGAACTAGAGCATCTAGCATGGTCTTATCTAACTCCAATAAGTGCTGTGGCGCGATTCCCAATCTAATGCTTAGCCTAGCAATTAAATAGGTGAAGGGTTGATCGCGCTTTAAGCTAAAGGGTCTGAGTCAAGCACCTCAACACTTTTAAGTGTCTCGATGAACTCAATTCCAAAAGGCTTAACAGTTTCACCTGACCTGCGAGTAACTTCCCAACTCAACCAATAGACCATTCCTTGCATTTCTTGCTCACGAAAGGCACGATGAAACCCGACCTTGTGATGCAATTCGAAAAGATATTCCACGGCTGGGGTGATTTCACCTTCGAGTACGCTTCCATCTGTACGAGTTATCTTTAGTTTTGCCATTGGTTTTGCCCCTTTGTTAGTTAGTTTATTACCAAGTACCTGTTGAAGCGTAAGAAGTCTTTGAGTTACATGTGAATGTAATATCGATCATTCCTTCATCTCCAACTGCGCCGTTAATGTCTGTTAGGTTATCAACAAAAATCGTACCACTGTATAGAACATTCGTCGCTGATACTGCTGCTGAAGAATCCTGAATTGCTTGGAAAGCAACTGTAGATCCAAAAGCTGCCTGTAGAGTAGCAAGAACATTTGCGGCTGCTGTGTCGTTCAAGAATGAGACAGTAATTGTGTCTGCTGCTAGTCCTGCAACAAACTTATGAGCTGTATCGCCCATAGCCGTAACTTCCAAACTATCAACAGTGCGGTTTAGTGTAAAAGCAGTTACATGGTCAGAAAGATTGATTGTAGCAACCTTAAATCCAACCTTATTGTTTAAGAAAATTGCCATTGATTATTCCTCATCCTTCTTGGTAGTTACTGGCTTTGGTGCTGATACTTCTGGAGTCTGACCAATCTTCTTCAAGAAGGCCAAATCCTCTGGTGTTAGTGACATGTTAGCTCCAACTTGTTAGGATTGATACGGACATCTCGCAGCTGAGAAGGTCTCCCGAAGCAGCATTGAGAACGCTAGGTGCGCTAATCGCGCTTACATTATAGGTTAAAGAAGAAGCAGCGAGAAGGTTAAACACTCGAACTACAAAATCTTCTATTGCATTGAGGTTGCCTTCGTTATCAAAAAGGCTGGTCGTAATGATGACCTTAAAGTTAGCCAATGGGCTGACTGTGTTTCGAGCATTGTTGCTCGGTGTGATGTATTCTGCGTCCGGACTTACGATGACTGAATTAGCAAGGACTACACTCGGTGGGAACGCAAAAGTCTGCCATCTTGTGTTATCGACTAATGCTGTTGCAAGTGTCGTTCTAAGAGTAGTAAGAGCAACTGTCATTATCCCACCATCGAACGAGGATCTAGTGCGTGAGCAATCATGCCCCGTATTTTGGCGAGTAATTGCGCCGACATTTTATACGGGGATGGCTGGAAATCGACAAGATTAGAACCTGAAAGGGTAGCGGTTCTTGCTTGCCAGATATCAACGCTGATCATAAGAGCAGCATTTTGAACAGCTTCGTCTAAAGTCCAATCGACATAAGATTCTGCTGCGACCTGACCATAAGGATTTACAGGGTGGTATTTAGCAGCAGTGTTATTGTTACCAGTAATTGCATAAGTAATAGAATACTCACCGACATTGGTGATGGTTTTTGAACCATTATGCTTTGAACCATTACCACCGATTACTACAACTTGACCAATATAAAAAGTATCTAAAACATAATTGTCAAAGTAAAGAGTGCCAGTGTTTGTAGTATTGCTATGAGCAGTATTAAAAGTATAGTTATTCCAAAGCATTGGAAGAAGAACTGCATCCGTAGCATCACAAACGGATTGAAGGGTCGCGTCACTGTACAGCGTGCCAACTCCAAGTGTGGAGCGTAACTCACTTACTGTCGTTAGAGACATTCCCATTCCTTTCTTAAGACTCTGGGGATCAGAGGGCTACTGATCCCCAGAGCGACTTAGAGTGTTGCTAACTACGCGATATTAAATTTACGGATCGCAAGTGGGTTTTTGACAGCAACTGCCAAGTAACCATAGACAGCAATTTCAACCTGTCCTGAACCAAGAACCTGAACCTGCAAGCGAGTTGTAGGTGATTCGTAAGTTGTGTAAGCATCTGGTGAAACGATGTAGCTTGAGTTATCGATCAAGCCAGATACTGCAATGTTTGGATCGACATAAAGATTCAATCCAAGAATCGAGCCAGTTAGTGCTGAAGGTGCGACTGCGCCTGAAGCATTCATTGGCATTGCAGCTGTGTAGAGGCTGCGTCCTGTTGTATCAGCAAAGCCCATGAACGCTGCCCATGTGTCTGTTGATCCGATGATGTTGCGAGCGAACTGACCAGTTCCCTTGTATGCAGCAGCAGTTTCTGTTGCAACGAATGACTGGTATCCAGCAGCGTTAGCTGTTGTGATTGCTGCGCCTGCTGTACCGCCTGCAAGAAGTGCTGCAATTACTGCTGCATCTGTTGCATTAGCATATGCATTAGTTAGGTTCTTGATCATTTCGTCATAGAACAAAGGAGCTGATCTGTCAAGAAGCTCCCAAGATACGGTTTGCATTCCCGCAAATTTATTAACATTCACAGTTAAATAATCGCTTGTAATTCCTGTTTCAGTTGTTGTTGCACCTTCATTTACATCCCCAGCTGCTGCATTACCAGTAACGCGAGGAATGGTAAAACTAAGACCACTTGCTGGAAGTACGCCGCGAGAACCTGCTTCAATTGCAGCTCGTGATGTAACTTGGTTTGTAATAAATTCGTTCATGTGTGGTGCAAGTGTTAGACCTGTATTTGTAGATGTATCGTCATCTGCTGCACGAATAATGCGGCGTGATTCATCTGATCCTGTTGCTGCCTTGATTGTATGCTCCAAGTATTGACCTGAAGTCATTGGTGCAATGCGCTCGCGCACATTTGTCACAGTCACAGTTGGTCGAGCAGCTTCAACCGCTGCTGCCTCTACTGGTGCTGCAACTGTCTCTGGAGTATTCTCCACAGCTGTCTCGCTTTCTGTTGGTTGGGTTTCTTCTACTACTTCAACAGGAGTTTCTTCCTCTGAAGCAGCAATATCAGTGACTTGAGCTGACTTAAACGCTGGCTCTGTTACTAAACTTACTTCGACAAGACGAGCAGCAGTTACGTGCATTACTCCAGCCTTTCGATTTGACTTGATGACTTCTACTCCAACACTCAGACCAGATGTCAATCCTTCGCTTGCAGTAATTAGTGCATCGTTACCGCGTGTTGATGCAGAAATTTTAAAGCTGGCATAAATGCCTTCGCCTTCTACATCGTTAAAGAATTGTGCTTTCCCTAAAGGCTCTTTTGTATTGTGTTGATTTAGTAATTTAATAGACTTAGGATCTTCTGGAAGTTGGATGCTTCCCTTTTCAAATACAACTGCGCCTGCTGAGGTTGAGCCAACTTCGCCCGTTCCCATTGGCACAATTTTGCCAGAGATAACTCTCTTAGCAGTATCAGCAGTTAAATCCGCTGAGAATGTGAGGATGTTTTCCATTAACTCATGCCTTCGCTTCCATTAGGTGTTAGGTCTGTCATTTCCATTGCTTGCTCTGGAGTAATAAGTCCAAGTGATAGCAACTTCTCAATTACAAGTAATTCATCCATTGGGTTAGCACGCAAGAATGATGCGTCTAAATCAAAACGAACTTCGTTGCCATTAGCAGTGATGTCATTCATTGACAAACGATCTTCTATTGCACAGATGAAAGGTTGCAAAGTTAGTGAGACAAACTGCTTGCGAGAATCTAACAAATTGGAGTATGTCATTGAATTGTTGGCGTCTGCGCTGAGGTAAAATGCATCGACATTGCAAAGACGCGCAATCTGAGTTGCATAGTCTTGCTTTGCTTCATTGTACATCATGTCTTTAGGTGAAAAAGATGTCGCGTTGTAACTTAGAGTGCTAGTGAGATACGCAGTCGCACGGTTAGTTCTCGCAGCCTTCCAAGCAGCTAGTAATCCTTGAACTTCTTTAGGATCTAGATCTGCACCCGAATTGGAGATATATCCAGAAGGCATCGGAGTTGCAGCAGCAATTGCTGAAGCAGTTTCTAAATCTAAAGCTGCGCGAAGAACTTGACCGCCTGTAGTTAAGATGCCATCGCTTAATGCTTGGAATGTAACCATATCTTCATTAGAAACTTCTTTGCGATCGACATAATAAGATTCGATAGTTTGTGCATCTGGAGAATACTTAGGAGTTACACGATAGTTAGGTAGCCATTCAAATGACGCTGGGCGTCCATCTTCTGCATATCGAGATTTTATCAACCAATAACTTACCCCATAAAATAGCAACGATTCGCAGGTGTAAGCAATCGTAACAGAACGAGGTTGATTGAATGCAGGTTGATCCATCCAAACTGGCTTGCCTAATTCTTCACCAGTTGATTTCTTGTAAAGCTCAAGTGGCATTGATGCGACTGTGTTACAGATAAGATTCCTAGCGCGTACAAGACTTGGAATACCAAGAGCTGCGTTACGATCAATTGATGCGAACCCAGAAAATAAATATGGATCGCCTAGATTTTGTGGGGCATATTGCGCTACGACAGTCGGCTTAGTTTGTGCTGGTACTGCTCGCGTAAATATACCCATAGTCAGAAAGTATAGCATTTGTCAAGTAATTAGACAATATGCTAGGGCGTGTCTAAACGACTATCTGAGGTTTAGGTGTAGGCAGCATTAACTTGCTAACGACCATTGCTAGACCAATTGGTGCGGAGATATCTCCAGCACTCTTTCTTTTGATAATTCTCCAAGCCGAATCGTTTTGCTTAGCTGCTGTGTTCGTGAATTGCTCTATGAGTTCTTTCTGCCCATTATGAACGACTCTAAGATTGGTCATTCCTTCAAGCAAGTCTCCACACGCTTTGTAGAACTGCTGTCCTGATACATCTTCTACCACGACTCCAGACTGTGAAAGCCTGTCAGCAATTGTTTGAGTGGCGTAACGATCAAAGCAGACAATACGAGGTCTATAGATATCACACCAGCCTTTTATAGCTGCCGCCATCTTTAATTCGTCAATTGCCACCTGAGAGGTATAAGTCTCCAGAATTCCAATGCCAATTCTTCCATCCGAGAGCAATTGCCCTGCAACGAGGCTTCCTGTTTTTCTGCTCGGACTTACATCGAACCCGAATACTGTATAAGCACCTACCGACATCTCTAAAGTTGAATCTGAGCTGTTCTCAAGTACCTCAGTGCTGAAAGGACAGGACAAACTTGATATCCATTGACAAAGTGTCTCGGTTCGTGCTGCTTCTGGAGTTGAAGTTGCAATCGTCTCCTCAATAGCTTCTTCTGAGATCAGATAGCCAAGTGAAGGATTAGCCATAGCCCACGCCTTACGATCCCAGATATCACAGAACTCTGGAGCTGAGTATTCGTAATAACCTAAAGACTTAGGCGGGTAGTGCTTACAAGAATCGTGGAGATCGTTCAAAACTTTTGAGAATGCATCACCAGCATTGCTAGTAAATAGACGCTGGCTGTTGATTCTTGCAAGTGTCACGCTTTTTGCAGCGTCCATTGCTGCTTCCGATACTTCACGCAATTCATCGATCCATAAGAAATCGCTTGACCTGCCGCGTGCGCCGTCTGAAGTTGCCGCTGCTACTTCTAGCTGCGCTCCAGAGGCAAGGATGATTCGTTCATCGCCGTTAGTCCTGCGAATGCCCTTCTTGATATCTCCATCTTTGAGTTGGACTCTCAGGAAGTCGTTTCTTTCAATGATGTCAGCCATGATGTTGAAGGACTTCATTGCCATAGCTCTATTTGAGGACATGATCAAGATGTCCTTCTCGCCGAAGCAGAATAAGCCTGCTAAACAGCGCATTCGCGCAAGATGGCTCTTTCCTGATTGACGAGCGATCAAAAGCAGGTTGGTCTTGCGGATGAACATCCCATCCTTATCAACACTGCACATATCG